TTTGTTAGACTACTGCCTGTGTATGGTACAGCGGCTGTGAACATTGTGACTGAAACACAGTACGATCATCGCCCAGGCGTTATTTGTGAAAAAACTTTGTTTGCTATGGCTGCACAACAAATTCCAATATTGATAGGCTATCCCGGCATAGTTGCTGATTGCAAAGACATAGGACTTGATGTATTTGATGATGTAGTTGATACCAGCTATGATTTTTTGCCAAACAATCAACGAGTAGAACAAGCCATCTTGCGCAATAAGGACCTGATACAGGGCAAAATTGATCTAGAAAAATTCCAACAAAGACTTCAAAAACAAAGCCAATATGTGCTCAACGATTTGATCAAATGGTATCAAAATAAATTTGTACAACAAGCCATGCTATGTGCGACCAAGATACTTTAAGAACCCTTCTAGATCTCCATACAAGGCCAACATGGTGGCCTGCTCGCCACCAAACAATGTGAGCTGTGGATTCTTGCCCAGTTTGATGAAATAGGGGCATTGCAGTTTTTTGTCCAAGATCAATAGTTGCCCCAGCCGTGATGGCAATCCTGGGTGCACATCAAAGATATAAGTTTGCAGATCACAAGTGGCCAAGGCCACGTAACCGGTCTGTGTGAGTCGCATGCCGCCGCCCTGTCGAAAATTCATCCACCATGACATCATGGCTTCGTCAAGGCTGACTCGCTCGCTGTCTGGTAAGTTTTCCAGTACTTTTTGAGTGATTTGCTGTTTAGATAACATTGGGGTACACTTGCGCCCCTTGTGTCAACAACACCACAGTGAACTTGTCGGTCTTGAACTGAGTGTTGAGTTTTTTGGCCAAATTTTTGGCATGCCCAGGATTGCTAAAGCTGACTTTTTTGTACTTGGGACCTGGATATTGCAGCAACAGATTTGAAGTTTTGAGATTGATGGGCTTGGAGTCGTAGAACACAGCCCATACGCCTTCCGAAGCCAGTACCTGCTCGGTTTTGTATGTTTGTTTGTTGGTGTGTTCTATCAGCACCAATGGCTTGGGTCTGCTCATGATAATCTCCCAAGTTTATTTATCTCAATAAACTAGCGGTTTTTGAAGTCCCCACCACTGATCTCTAGTGTGACCACAGAGTCAGCACGACTTTGATTACGCATGGCTTCTAGGGTCAACAGCAATTTGGTGATGTCACTGTGCAGGTCTTTGGCATCGCGCAGACTCATGGTTAGATCACGTTGAGCGCGACTTTCGGCAGCCTTGATGGCATCTACAAATCGATTGATGTGCAGGCTCACGCTCGATGATCCTCACTGTTGTCTAAAAAATAAGTGGCCACCTTGAGCATTTCCATGGCCTGGGTTTTGGTTGTAGGCACCAGCACACTGCGGCCAGTTTTCAATGCCGCAAGTTCTTGGTATAGGTCTTTGACACAGTGTTCAAACACTTGGTTCATGTGATTGAACAATGCTTGACGTTCATCCCGTGTCATGCCTGACATTATGCTCTGCCCAAAGTTATCACTGCCAGGTTCTCCACGAGTGAGGCCAAAGTCATGACGCCAGGTCATACACATGTCGGCCACAATTTGCTCACGAGTTTTCATTTTTTCTCACAAACGGTTTGAGATCGGGCGGAGTCCAACCCTGTGGCTTCAGCACTTTGCCATCTTCACGCTTGCGAACTTTGCCAGTGTCCTTGTCAATCTTGGCAAAGTTTGTACGCATGACTTCTTTCCATGCTCCCTCGGCATCAGCGCCCAGGCTGTGTATGGCGCCAATTGTGACCACAAGGATGTCAATCAAGGCATCAAGGTCGTCTTCGGCAGTTTGACTGGCCACCAGTTCTTCAAATTCTTCTCGGATGAGATTGCAGTACATTTGGTACTGTTCGAGATTTTGATGGTCTGTGGTCTGATCACAGGCCCGCATGAATTTTTCTTGATCTCTAAACGGATTCATTGGCTTGCTCCCGGGTATGAAATGGTCCACGATATTCGTATCGTTGCAGAGTGATCAGTTTGGGCTGTTGTACTGTGCGCCATGTACGGTGTTGACGCACACGATACCAACCAGCTGCAAACCAAGACTTGGATTTGGTGTCTTTGGTAAACAGTGGCAGTCGCAGTTGCACATTCCACAGTGCATTGAACACACGACCTTGTACCTCAAAGCCGTGCACTTGATTTGCAGGCTGTGGTGCAGGGGCTGCCGCTGGTTCAAACTCCACATTCTCCCTGCGGCACAGCATGGGAATGGTTTTGTAGTTGACAATTTTGTTGGCAATGGTGACCTGGTAACCATCATCCACGGCCTGGATGTTGCCTACTTTTTGATCATCTTGCTTGAGAATCCAGTATTCATTGTCAACCACTGGCTTGGCAATTATTGTCATTGAGTGCTCCTTGATAGGTTTGATTGAGCCAGCGACCCACAACTTCGGCCTGCTCGCTCAGTTTATTGAGTTCGTATTTGCCACAGAACTTGAGAAAGTGTGCGCCCACCATGCCCACGTCTCTGTGACTGACTTGTTCACGAATGCATTGATCCACTGCGTGTTTGACTGCGTCGGGCTGTGCAGTGAGATCCACCAGCACACGATTGCGTTCGTAATCGTCCAGTACACGATGTTCGTCGCCGTTGTGATCAGTCCAGCGCTGCAACATGAGATTGTTCCAGTTGTAGCCACGACGTTCACGATCTTCAAATGCTTCGGTCAATCCCACTCGATTTTTGCTGCCTTTGATGGGGGCGCCGGGATATGCCGAGAACACATTGTCACCGGGATCGCCGCGCACACATTTCAAAAACAGGGCCCAACGATTGTAGTTGGGTGGGGGCACAAATGCACTGTCGGCTTTGCCAACCTTGATCTTGCTGTTGCTGCCTATGGTAAAAGCCAAACTTTTGCCTTTTTCGTCTGTGACCCCGTCCACAGTGAACAAACACCCATTGATGCCGTTGTACAGTTGCACATTGTGATTGACCAGTTGCACAAAGTCTGAGTCACTGCTGACAATGGTGTGTTGATCCTGGGGGTGCAGGGCAATCCAACGTGCTATGACATCATCAGCTTCGGCTGTGGCACAGCGAATCACACTGCAATTGGTTCGGGTAGACAAGTATTTAGTGAGCTGATCATAGGTTTCCCAAAACAGCTGATCTTCTTCGGCTTCTTGTTCATTCAGCGTGGCACGAGCTTCGGCACGATTGCGTTTGTAAGGTTCATAGTAGTCTTTGCGCCAGCTGCGTCCCTCTAGTGCAAAAACCACATGGTCTGCACCAAATTTGCGAGCCACCTTGTTGGCACTCATGAACGTCACTTGCAGGGCCATGCCCAGCTTGCTCCATGTGTCAGCTGATCTGTGAGCACCGTGGCGTGCACGAAAAAACAAATTGGCAGTGTCAATCAGTAGGTACTTCACTGTTACAGTCCACAAGTTGGTTACAATACAGGTATTGTAACACATAGTTGGCCCAAAGTCTATGGCTTTTGGCATCAAAATGGTAGCTTTTTGGGTTGGCATACTGCCCACCGTTGTTTAAAAGCCAATTGTGGTAGCTGCTGTTGCGTCCGTATGGGTCAATGTACCTGATGCCCCAATCTTGCCGATCATGTATGTCGCTAAAGGCACTGTGGCCGTTAAAAAACAAATAACGACAATTTTTTGCATCCATCAATTGTTTGAACGCCCAAATTTGATTGTGACTGTCAACACTGACTTTTTTGTAATCTAAATCAATTATAAATTGACGGTAACGATCACGCAGTGACTCTGGAACCCAATCCAGACCTGATGCATTAACTTGATACCATGTGCCTTGATGTAACCATTCTTCTCGCTCCCATGTGGTCCACTGCAAGATAAAAAAGGTATCGGGCACCAAGTGTGGATTCTGTTCAATCCACTCCGTGGTGGTTCGTATGATTCTGGCATTGCTGCCAGCACTTTCGGCTTCGCATACCAAATCTGCGCCCAGGGCACTGGCTAAGTGCGCCCCCCAGCTGGCCGCTAAATTTACC